TATTTTGTCATTCATAAATATATCATTACACATATAGTTTAACAATATTTTTAAAGTAGAATCTAATCCTTTCATACTAAATAACCAATTAAACATTATAGAAGAATCTTCATCTGCTTGTTGTTGAAGTATACTATCTCGCTGTTTCTTTGTTTTCATGTTCTTTTTTTATTATTTTAATTTGATCCAATGTCATGTTCCATAATTGTTCTGTGCAATTACCATTGTTACGATTGTATTTGGGTTTATACTTCCTTATATAAAATGCTTCTATAATATCCAAACTTATATTAGGAGGCACTATTTTTATATCTACAGAATCCCAGTCTTTATCAGTATGTTGCCATGGTCTAGAAGTATTTACAGATTGTCCTACATAAACCACTTCATCATCTTTATATAATAAGTATACAATACTAACGTTCTTAGATAATCTGTTATATTTATTAGAATTATTGTTTTCAATAAATTGTAAAATATCTATAGCATTTGAATCTGCTTTCATTTCAAGTTCATTATCATTCTCTTCTTTCCAAGTAAATGAATCATACACTTTCTTTAAGTTAGATTCAAACTCGATTATAGCTTCAGTCCTTGTAGTTTCTTCCATAATCCAACAAGATGTTTCATTCCTAAACCTTCTTCTACTATGTGCTTCTTTTAATTGTTGTCTAGACATTAGATAATATGTTTTATCATTCTCATATCTAACACATCGAGATTCTATTTTATATTGTCCTTCTTCTTCTATTGTATAATATTTCATATTACTTGATGTTATATTTTGTTATGTTGTTTAATGCACGGTAATCTCGTATTGCACCCCATATAACATTATGACTTAAACCTAATTTTGTACGTATCTTAGTACCTGACATTCCAGTTAAGTATAACTCTATGATACTAGCATCTCTGTCAGCTCTTGGCGTGGACTCTGTGATGTTTGTATATAATTCCTGATAGTTACTATGTTCTTGTAATGTATTGCTCTTACGTGCTCTCCAGTACTTTCTAAGATTATCACCATTAGTTAACCATTGTAAGTTGTCAACATTGTTATTTAATCTGTTCTCGTCAATATGATCTACTACCCATTTATCTGTATCATTAGGTTTAGGTCCTAGAAATGCAGCAGCTACTATCTTGTGGATATACTTACCTCCTATGTTTAAACTAATAGCAGCATATCTATTACCAGGCTTTCCACCTGTTAGAGATATCTTTGGCCATATAGTCTTCTCGCTATAGTTATCTGTGATCTTTACATTACCTTCATTAGAAATCCACCAATATCTTTGTCTATTGACAGTTGAAGCTTGTTTTGTTTTAGCATTTGTGGTTGCAAACCGTTTAAATAGTTCCATAATAATTGTTTATTTGTTTATTGTTATATAGTATATATTCAATAAGTTTAATAAAAAAGCTAAATAAAGCTAAAATATTAGGATATTATTATATTATGTTGAAACCAAATCAAGTTAGTTGGTATAACATATGTACCAATTAATAAATACGTTCTGTATATTTTAATTGGGTTTAACATTTTTTCATAAATGTTTTTGTTTTGAAGGCTGTCCTTAATTGGATGGCCTTCTTTTGTATACAAAAAAAGAGGATAACATTTCTGCTATCCTCTCCCGCCTAAAAATAAAGGGATGTCAATGGCTGACTCCCAATATATTATGTATGTGTTATTATGCTATTCTAATCTTAAGCGCACCAGCTGTATGATATACACCACCAAGAGGTATTCCACCTGTTGCTGCTGCTGCATCATCTGCATAGTTTATAGTTGCATAGTCTAACATTTGTAATTTCTTAACAGTTACAGTATTTGCTGTTGCTGCAGTTACATTAGCACCTAATGCGACTGCCCCCGTCTCTGTCGACGTAGCCGCTAGTCCAATGGAAATACATTCATCAGTATCAGAACTTACACCAGCTTTAGCTCCATAACCAATAGCTATAGCATATCCACCAGTAGCTCCATGTACCTCAGTTCCATGACCGATAGCAACACCACCGATTGAATTTGCACGTGCTACTCTCCCAATCATCACCAAATCATTCTGTCCAACTGAAAATATATGATCTTCTCCGTTACCAATAACTACACAATCTCTACCATATACGTGGTTCCAATCTCTACCAATTATTATTCCATCACCTTGTCCTGTATTATTAATATTTTTACCAATACTGATAGCATTTGCAGTATCACTTAATAAAGCGTCTCCAATTGCAATAGAATTAGCAGCACTAGCAATATTAGCAGTAGTTCCTAAAATGTCCGCTGACTTTAAAGAATCTGTACCTGTACCAGCAACTAAGCCAGCCTCGGAAATTCCTACAACTGTGGATGCACTAAAATCTTGTGTACCAGTGTAATTTATTCCTATCTGTGATGCTGACATAGGAAAGTTATTACCTAAACCGTCTGTTAATTGAATAGCAGTAGTAGGATCTAATGCTAAACTATTTAATGTTTTAATAAGACCCGCATATGTGTCTTGAATTGGTTGATTTGTTAATGTTGCCATATTATTTTATCTATTTTATTTATTTTATTATAATGTAAAAGTTTGTTGAACATATCCTGTTACCCAATTATTATCAGCACCAGTTGTATAAAGAGGTAATACTACAGTAGCTCCATCATATACAGTATATTCACTGAATCTTCCGTAATTTGTTGCGTTTGCACCGATACTAACTATTCTGTATGTATATCCTTGATCAAGTATTATTTCTCTAGGAGATACTTGACCTTGTACTGCAAATTGATCTCCTTGCCCAAATGACATTGCATTCTTAGGATCATATCCTACAGGCCATGGTACAACAGATTCTGTTGGTTGTACTTTATAGAATGTAGAACCACTATTCCATGTTGGATTACCCTCATATTCTATAGCAGCCCATACTCCTGGTGAAGTTTCTTTTTCTACTTGCACTGCAGTATAATACCAATATAAAGACCAACCTGTTTCCAATTCAAATCTAATAGTAGATTGTGCAACTAAGATATTAACTGATCCTACTGTTGTAGCACTTGGTATGCCTTGATCTAATGCTATAATATCTACTGCATAGTTTTGCCCTGCTCCTACTCCACCTGGTATAGTGTTAGTAACAGTTAAAGACCATACACCTGCATTATCAGTAGTAGTATAATAAGTATCATTATTTATTGTTAATGTAATTTGGTTAGTAGCTGTCGCAGTACCACTAAATGTTGGTAAAGGAGAAGCATTAATTAAACTACCTTCTTGATCAAATGTAGGGGCAGAAGGTGCAGCTACTGTTTTCCAGTCTGCATTTTCTAATTGCCATTCAGTACTTGTTAAGTCCCATATTAAATCAGTAATAGGAGTATCAGCACATGCTATTGCCCACCACCATGATCCATTGACTGGAGCAGTGATGCCGTAATAATTTGCTAATGCAATAGTCCATGATGCATATAATGGTTCTGTTATACCTAAGTGTATACATAAAGCTTGTAGCCAACTTGAATTGACTGGCTCTGTTACACCTAAGAATTCGCAATATCCTTGTAACCAATTACCATTCTCTGGTTCAGTTACAGCTCCTGCTGATTGTGTTTCAACGTATGTTTGTTGAACTGATTGTTTTACTTCGCAACTCATATGTTTAAATATAATTTCTTTGTTAGTTGTTTCCTTTAAGCTTAGCTACTGCATCTATAGTTGCCTGTGCGCTAATATAAACAGAGGCTATGATTACCCAGTCTGATGATGTAAGTTGCCCAAAAGCTACTAAAACAGTAGCTACACCAAAGACAAATAACTTTTTACTTATTCCTTTGTTTAGTATCCTGTCTATTCTTCCCATCTTTGCTTAGGTATATTTTTAATTTCTTAATGTTAGTTTCTGTAGCTTTAGTTACAGAAGATACTGATTGTTCTTTATCTACCATATGTCTTTTCGTTTTGGTGGCACATCTGTTTGTAGTCCACTAAAATAAGGTGTCTCTTTGTTAGGTGTCATACCATCAGAACCTGGGTTAGAGTAATCTGTAAACATAACAGGATTATCTATTAAGAATTCTAACATTCTAGCATTGTAGAATTGTGCAGTATCTAAAGCAGATTCTCTTAAGTATTTCATTTCATCTAATGTAGTAGGTTGTGTCTCTTCACTAGAACCATTTAAGATACCTTTCTCTACAAACTTATATTTTAAGTTCGGTAGAAGCAAGTACAATGCGTACTGAATCAATGTAGGACCTACATAATCCTTTAAGAATGTAGATTCATCTATTGTTAAATCATTAGCAACAACACCGCCCTTTAATCTATTAAAGAATTTAGTACCAAGAGTATCTTGAATATAAATCTGTTGTGCATTTATAATGGATGGTGTAAGAACATCAATACGTATATTGCTATCCAATGAAGTCCATTGCTTCATACGTTGTTCCGATACTAAAAGTACGTTTTCCATATTATTTTTCTATGTTATTAGTTTGAGGTGCTACGTCTGCAATCTCTGCATCTGCAACCAATTTGTTAGGTTCTACACTCAATTTTATATTAAATCCAGCTAATCGCAACATATAACCATAACCTTGCAATATCTTCTTTCTTTTAGGTTCAACAACAGTTCCTTCAAAGTGTGCATACGCAACTCTAATCTCTTCTGCGTTAGAACTAAATCCAGCTGAATCTTTAATACCTAATAATAATGGTGATGTTATTCTGTGTGCTGTAAGTATTCTACTTGTAATTCTATCTTCTAGTGTTAAATAATAATCATCATTAGCAGAATCAATTGGAGTAACTTGTAATTCTTTACCAGCTTCAGAGAATGCTAAGAAGAATCTTCCTGCGTTTTCTTCACCTGTAAATGTGTCTTCTATTTCTTTATAAACCTCTCTTCTTTCTTCTGGAGAAGGAACACCATTCCTAAAGTTAAGTATCATACTTGGTGCTAAACCATTTGAAATGTTTGCAGCATGAAATCGAGAGATTCTAGCATCTAAATCGATATCGTTCAATGCACCTATATAATTAGGTAGTGGGTAAGTTTGATTACCCGGTGTATAATTGTAAAAATAGAATATTTGTGATGCATTATCACCTTTATTATCAGTGGCATCAAATGATTTATAAGTATCAAATGGATTCTTTCTTAAGTTAGACCAATCTGATGAGTACATGTATTCTTCTACTACATCTTCATCATTCAATTTACCTGATCTTACGTTTGCAAATGGTAAATGATATATTTCTACTACTTTGTTTCTTTCTTTATTCCAGATAACATTGATAGCGTATCCTTGATATAATGCATAATCTAAAGATACCTTTTCAAATACTGCATCTACAGTCTCTCCTTGTGAGTTGATATATTCATCACCTATAATATCAATACCTTCACCTATAATACCCGCAGTAATAGCGTCTATTGCAGTGTGATGCATTGCTGAACTATCGTATAGTCCAATAAGTTCTTGTGGAAATAGGTTAGTTGCTCCGTAAAATACAAAGTCCTTTCCTCTTACTTCTTTAATCTCTGGTAAATCTATAGCTTTAAAGCTAGATCCTTTAACTGAATACAGTCCTTCTGGTGTGTTTCTCATATTGTTTTTCTTAATTCGTGTAATTAGGTCTATAAAAGACTTCTGCTACTCTATTTTCTATAGCAAGTGTTGAAGTATAATTAGTAATACCTGTTCCACCACCTGGATTTGTAACAATTTTAACTAATCCTTTTTCAACTGGTCCTAAAGGTCCTGATAAATAATAGTCATATATGCCATTTTTGTGTGCATCCCCAAATCCAGTTGGAAAAGTTATACTAAATACACTATATCTATCGTTCGTTTGTTGAGGCAGTGCTGTAAGGATTAATGGCTCATGAGAATATTGACTAGTTAACACAAACCCATATGTATATTTTAAATCTATATTAGGTACGTTAAAACTGGCAATAACTGCTAATGAAGCTTCGTTTATTAATAATGTCATAAGTGTAATTATGTTTATAGTATTAAATATAAAACTAATGTAAGTTGTAATTCAGATACATATACTATGAAAAAACATATAAAGTTTGGTAAATTTGAACGCAGCGAATGGGAGCTACTACATGGACTAGGAGATCCTACTGTAAAATCATTTATGAAATGTATAGACTTTATGGATTGGTCGAGGTATGAACTGTATGCACACGGAGGTATACTAGAAGATAGGTTAACCGCAGATATAGATCTTACTATTATAGGACCTAAAAACCCTAAGCAAGTTAATTTCATGTTAGAAACATGTGTAGCTTGTGGTTTCAATTATGGTATCTATGCAGATATTAAGTACTTATATGATGGTGAGTTGTTTGACCATCAAGAGTGGTTAGATACTGGTGAATTCGTAACTAATATCTATGCTTCTTATGCACCTGAAATATACATTAATGGTGAAACGTTTAAATATGCAGTAGACTTTGAGGGATTCTGGTTAGCAGAACAGAGTCATCCTCTTGGTAAAGTACGAGACTTAGATATGCCATCACCAAAACAAATTATATAAAAAAAGCCTTAACTAATTAAAGTTAAGGCTTTGTTATTTTAAATGTTTAGTGAATACTACGATTCAACTATCGATCCAGTTACTTCGTACATTGGTGATTTTTCAATACCTCCAACTACCAATTCGTATCCCGATCTGTCTGCGTATGCAACTCCCGAAACTGCTGTTCCAGATGTCATATACCCTCCTCTTTCGATCCCGATTGACCAAAACTTTCCATTATTATCTTTAGCAACAATAACCATAGAAGTTGATTCTGCCATAAGCAAAAGTTGATTTCTTTTAGAGCTTTCAAGTTTATTGAAAACCATAGTTAATTGTTGATCGAAAGTAATAGTACCATTCTCTTGTGAAACTGTAGTAGCTTCAGTTAAAGAACTAGTTTGTCTTGGTGTGTCAAATTCGAAAAAATCAGCAGGTACCAAAGCAGATCCGCCTACAGTGATAGCCGTAACTAACCCTGCTGTTTCTGTTATTGATTCAACTGGTCCATTCGCAATAAAGATCTTCTCAATTCCACCTTGGGAATCGTTACAATCTAATGTGAAGCCAGCTGTAAGATTACTACAAGCCATATTATTTGATTTTTTTTAATTAGTTAATAAAAGAGTAAGAACCGTTAAGCTCTTACTCTTAGTTTATTGTTATGCCATTCCGTTAGTAGCGAATACGTCTTTTTGACCGACCCCTACGCCTAATCTCCAAGCAGCTCTGAACTTCATTACGTCAGCAGCTTCGTCATAGAAGAATCTAAATGAATCTAATTCATCAGTAAGTCCTGTTGCAGCTAATATCATTTTCCCGGGTCCCGCGAATTTGTAATCAGATCCAACTAATCCACTTGACTTAACGATTGTTAAGTTAGTACCTGGTAAGATAATGATATCGTTACCTTCTACTGAATTGTAGTTATACAAGTTTTGTGCAACTAATGCTCTTGTAAGTGCTCTGTAT